TTCAAGGGCCAGTACCAATTGAGAAATCTGTTCAAGAGGTATATCTTTGCCGATGACGTTAGTTCTGATGAGCTTGACAGAGATGCTTTGGAAGGATTTGCAAACTTCCAGGTAGAACTTGCCACCCCTAAAGGTGGTTTAGGTGAACTCGAATATCGTGTATTCCAAAAAGCACGATGTATAATCAGGCAGGTACTTGGTGAATATTCCAAGGAGGAACACTTCTCATACGTTAGAGCCGGAAAGCGGGCCAATGTGGGAGTACCTTATGATCGTTCGTATTTGGACGTGAAAATGGCAAGTCTCACAGGGTCTTTGGAGCATCAACAATGGTTTAACGACTATCTTGCAGGGGACAATATCCTACAGGATGTCCTGGACAAGTGTCCAAAGGAAGTTTATCAGAGGAGAAATAACTCTGATTCTAGCAGAAATGCAAACTTCGTAGGACCAACCAGGGCGATTGTTGACCACCTCAAAGCTACTGCTGTGCCGAAAAGTTTCAAAGCAAGCCGAATAATTGTACCTAATACGGTACTTGGGTCAATGCATTCCTATGGTCTGGGATGTATGATTCAACAGCGCTTGCTTAACGTGGGTTTAGACATACGACGTCTCCAAAAGAAACACGGGGAAATCGTACAGTCAGCTTCTTTACATCAAGGGCTTGTAACGGCAGACCTTTCAAAGGCCTCCGATCTTTTTACAGCTCAGATGGTAAATCGTCTTGTACCACGCGAGTGGTATAGGATGTTGAAGTTAGGTAGAGTCAAGAACGTCTTCATCGGAGACCGGAGTGTCCAACTCTGTTCTTTTATGGCGATGGGAATTGGCTATACATTTCCACTAGAAACACTGATATTCTGGGCCGTACTGAAAAGTATTGCCTCATTGTCTGGTTGTAAAGGAAAGATTTCAGTTTATGGGGATGATTTAATTTACCCCATTCGGATGCACAAGTATGTTGAATACCTGTTTCCGAAACTTGGACTGAGACTCAATCCTGATAAGACCTTCAGTGATCTGCCCTTCCGCGAATCTTGCGGTTGTGATTATTATCAAGGCAGGAATGTTAGGCCCTTCCAACCCGAAGCAATGGGTGGTGTGGTAAGCGCAGCAACGTATCGCTCTTTTAGCTACAAATTGTTAAATGGTATACTTCGGAGATGGGACGTGTTGGCAATCCCAACAACAGTATTAATGTTGCTGAAAGAGATCCTTTCTGTTGACGTTAGTCTTAAGATTGTCCCACCCGACTACCCGGATGAAGCAGGATTGCATTTTCATTTAGGAGGTCTTGGTGCCCCCCTCAAGCGTAAGCTTGAAATGTGGGGTCTCACTTGGCACTTTCCTATTGCATATCCTACTTGGAATAAAGATCTCCAATGTAACTCCTTTTTGTATTGGAGGGCAGAGGGTTTAGATCGAAAAGTTCCGTACGTCTATCCGTACTACTGGGATGCACTGAATGGTCCTGAAGAGGATCATAGTTGGAACCCTTTGACAGACATACAGGATAGTAAAGTTCTGCGGTGGATCAAACCTGCGCCTGTACGGCGCTGGGATCGCTATCGGAGCAAGATTTCCCGAAAGTGGTTGGTTCGCCGCTATCCTGTAGTGAATAGCAAGCGATCGGTACGTATCAAGCTTGTTAGCGGTGTGAGGTAACTTCATCCTCACGACCCAAGGGGCGCTGGGTGTTCCCGGCGCTGCGATCACGAAC